ATGACAGAAAAAGCTAAATTGCCACACGCTAGTTGTCCTTTGGGTAAATGGGGAGCAATAACTGAAACAAAGGATGTTATTTAATGGAGCTATCAGTACCAGAAAAAAATGCTATTATAAATGAACATTTAAAAAGTGTAGTAAATAATATTTATAATATAAATATGTTAATAATTCAAGAGTCTGCTATCACACCAATTAATCAAGAAGTAGTAGATGCATTAAATATACAATTAGAAAATGCTTTTTTAAAGAAAGAAGCGCTACAAGCAGAACTAGAGAAAGTAAATAATGAGTCAGGAGAATAAGGCAAATTTAGTAATAACAGCCCTACAACAGCGTATTGGAGAAATGGTATCTAATTATGAAACTCAAATTGCAATTTTACGGGCAGAGATTACTCAACTTATGGAAGAAAAAAATGCTAAATTACAGGCTAAAGAAGAATACTCAGAGCATCTTAGTAACCTCACCAACTAATTTTCCATCTGGAATTGCTGTTAAAACATCTAAAGATGTTTATTGGATAAAAGATAATAAACGATATAGGCTTATATCTAAAAGAGCAGCGGAGTCATGGGCATTTAATACCGTAAATGCAACAGAAGAAGCATTAAGTTTAACTAAATTGGCTGGCAAGCTTGGATTTAGAGATGGAACTTTGATAAAAAACATAGCAGATGGTAAAATGTATTTAATATCTCAAAATAAAAAGAGGCATATAGTAGACCCAGATTCATTTATTAAATATGGAATAGATAGATCAAAGGTTATAGAGGTAAGCGAATCAGAAGCAAATTCGCATGAATTAGGAGAAAATTTATAATGACCGAAAAATGGAAAGCAGTAACATTTAATGAGGGTGCTCCATTTGACCCAAATGATTTAAATCAATTACAATCTAATCTAACAGATGTATTTACAACATCTAAGTCTTTATTAAATGCTACAAGAGATTCTAGTGGTCAAAATAGAGTTGCAATTGTTGATCAAGGTTTTGTAACAATAACATTGAAAGGCACCACCCCAGTAAATCAAACAGTAACATTTACATCATCATTTGTTGCTGGAACAGATACTGGATTTGTAGCGTCTGTAGGACAAGCATTAACAGCAGCATTAGGAATAGTCTCAGTGTCAGCAGTTAAAAATTCTACAGGTACAGGCGGAACTATTTATGTTGCTACTAGCAATGCTAAAGCAACTGGAGATATAAAAATTAATTGGATGGCAGCCCAACTTAAAACAATATAATGCTTGACAGGATATAACAATATGTTAAAATATAGCATATTGCACAAAGTCACGAAACCGTGACTTTTTTAATTTAAGGATAATAGATGTCTAATGATCTAAAATGGATGTTGTCATCAGATCAACAGTTCCCGTATCAAGATGATAAAGCCATTAAGCTTTGGTTTGAGGTAATGAAATGGTTCAAGCCAGATGTTGTAGATATTTTAGGAGATACAGACGACCAAGCCTGTTATAGTAAATATACAGAAGGCAGATCAGCAGAGTTTCTTAAGATGTATAAAGATGAAAATGGCGCAGCCATTATTCCATTAATGCAACATGAAGCAAAAGGTGCTCGTGATTTTTTTGCTCAAAATAGAAAAGTAGCTGGCAAGGATGCAGAATTATTTACTGCTTTAGGAAATCATGATGTTAGAATTTTTAATTATATAGACGCAAAACTTCCTGATTATATTAAAACAGTAACACCAGAATCTTTATGGAATTTAGATTCATTAGGTTATGATTATATTTATTATAATGAATTACCTAAAAAGCGTTATGGAGATATCCATGTTCATCACGGATTATCTGTAGCAGACACTGGTGCAGTGCGTAAAGATATGAATGATCTTCAGGTTTCATTAATTCGTGGACATTCACATAGAATTGCTTCACACTTTCAAACATATGAATTAAGGAATAAAGGCAAAGGTGAAACTATTCGTGGGTACGAAATTGGACATATGTGTGATGAAAAGAGTTCTGGCATGAAGTATTCTCAGCACCATGATTGGCAAAAGGGATTTGCTATTGCACATATTGAAAATGGTAAATGGCCACATGTTCAAATTATTGAAATATCACCAGACTATTCTTGCGTGGTAGATGGAAAGGTGTTCAAAGTATAAAATGTGGTGTGCTAAATGTTCTGGCAGAGTATTTGTAGATAGAGTATTTTCTCAAAAACTTCATGTAGAGCTATTCTGTATTTTATGTGGCAAAAGGTGGATGATCAACAAAGAAACGAATAGATTTGGAAGATGGTTAGAAAAACAAGATCGGGAATACGCAAAAAATTTCTCTATTTCTTCTTGAATAATAAATTACATAAAGTAATTAGATTATCAAAAGCAAGAGACGAGTTAATTGCTTGGTGCTATACAGATAAAAAAAGAGTGCTGTATTCATATGTAGATGTTAAAAAAAATATGGAAAACGCATATACTATAAAACAGGTGGGATTAATAATAGGAAGACATAAAGTTACTATTGAAGAATATATACTTCAAGGTAAAATTAAAGAGCCACAGAAGGTGTATCCAATAAGTAATCCAGATAGTAAATGGTATAAATTTATGTTTAGTGAATCAGATATACTTAAATTACATGAATATATATTAGAAGCTGGATATACTAAAGACCTTCCATCAAAAACACAATTGCAGGCTCTTCTCAAACAGAACATGATATTGTATACTAAGACCGTTGACGGTTCATTTGTACCTGTATGGAAGGCGGAGTAATGTCAAATAGAATAGTTAAATGTGATATGTGTAATAAAGAAATTGAATTGCGCTGGGGAATATTTGGACATGACACATTAAATAGACATATAAAGGCAGAGCATAAATGACCACAGTAAAAGTTGATCTATCATTTACTCGAAATCTTGGAAACTATGAAAGTATAAAAATAGGTATTGGCGTAGAGGATGAAGTACGTTCTGGAGAAAATGTCGATACAGCAACAGAACGTGTTTATAAATTTGTAGAAGATAAACTAATTCAAAAAACACAAGAAGTAGAAGAAGAGTTAAAACGTGGCAAATAATAAAGAGGCATATATTCTTTTAACAATGTATCAAAATATGTATAAAGAAAAATATGGTAAACTTCCTTCTTTAAATAAGTATAGAGAAAAATGGGCCATGCAAGATGTTGTTGATAGTATAGGGTATGAACGTGCTAAAGAATTATTGCAATATTATTTTACAACTGGTAAACATGGACATCCGCTTCAGTTTTTCTTTTTTAATTTTGATAAAATTGATATAATGCAAAAAGAAATTGAAAAAGATAAAAGAAATCGTAAAATATTACAAGAAGCAACTAAGAAATTAGTAGAGGGAGAAGAGTGAATACAGAAGCTACATTAATATCTGCTGTATGTAAAAATAAAGATATAAGCACCCTATTAGCAGATAATGTTGATGACTTATTTACATCTCATAGGGATATTTGGGAAGGTCTTAAATCATATTATTATAAATTTAAAGCAGTTCCTGAAACTGGTGTGCTTCAAGAAAAATTTAAAGATTTCGAACCAGACTTAAACGTAAAGGCAGAAACTGGATATTACCTAGACAAATTAAAAAATGAATATTTATCTGCACGATTAAAAAGTATTATTCTTCAAGGTGGATCTGCATTAAAAGAAGATGCAGCCTCTAGAGTATTAGCAGATATGCAAAGTAAACTTGCTGGACTTGCTAGGTTTACTAATAATGTAAGAGACTTAGATGTTACAGACCTAGAAGCAGCAGAAAGACATTTTATGTCTGTAAAAGATAGATCTTCCGCAATGGGCGGAAGTCCAGGAATAAAAACTGGATTTGAAGCAATTGATAAAGCATATCCTACAGGAATGGCTCCAGGACATTTAATTGTTGCAATTGGTTGGCCAGGAAAAGGTAAAACATGGTTTACTTCATATCTTGCATGTAAAGCTTGGGAGCAAGGATTTAAACCAATGATTATTTCTCTAGAAATGTCGCCAGAAAATATGCGTGATCGTATTTATACAATGCTTGGCTCAGGTTTGTTTAAGGCATCAGATTTATCAAAAGGTGACATTAATATAGATGATTTTAGATCATGGGGTAATAAAAAGTTTGAAAATAAAAATGGATTTATTCTTGTTTCAAATGAAGGCGCAGGAGATGTAACTCCAGCAACAGTACAAGGTAAAATAGATCAGCACAAACCAGACCTTGTTATTTTAGATTATCACCAATTATTTAATGATAATAAAAGAAGTAATTCTGAAGTAGAAAGAAATAGAAATATATCTCGTGAGTTTAAATTACTTGCTGTAACAAACAACATACCAGTTATTGATATTACTGCTGCTACAGCAGACGATATCTCAGATCAAGAAAATCCACCAATGATGTCTCAGGTTGCATGGTCTAAAGCTATTGAATATGATGCTGATATGGCTATGGCTATTCATAGATATCCTCAAACAAATCTTATTGAAGTTGTTTCTAGGAAAAATAGACATGGTCATGATTTTGACTTCCATTTAGATTGGGATATCAATAGAGGTATTATTAAAGAGTTATACGATTATGTACCACCACAGCCAAATTAAAAGATTTCAAATTGATGTAGAGTTTAGAGACGATTCAGATATTATTAGACTCAAAAATCAATATGAAAATATGTTAGTTCATCAAATGAGAGACAAAGGATATTCTAGAGTACTTGACATAGACACCGCATTTTCAGTAGAATTTACTGGTGAGACATGGAAGTTCTTAATGACTATTTATGGAATACATACAGGAAGGCGGAAGGCATGGGAATCAGAGGGAATAACACAAGGCAAGTTAATTCCACGCAATATGCGCCAAACCATATAAAATCAGTAGTTAAAGAAATAGGATTAAGAATTATTAGTGAATCTAATAATAATTTAGTTATATATTGTCCATTTCATAATAATACTCATAGTCCAAGTTTTTATATTAGCGAAGATAATGGAGCATGGCTCTGTTTTAACCCTTCATGCGGTGAAACTGGTAACATAATTCAGCTAGTTAAAAAAATTACTGGTAAAAATGATTTTGAATCTATAAGGCTGGTTGCAGCAAAGGAAGCACAGGCTTTAGATAATTTTGATGAAACCTTAAATTCAGTATTAGAAGATAAGCCTGAGTTTATTGAATTTGATCAAAAAAAATTAGATGAATTATATATGGAATTAACATTTAATAAATTAGCTAGAGATTACTTTGAGTCTCGTGGAATAAATCAAGAATCTATAACATATTTTAAATTAGGATATTCTGAATCTCAAGGCATGGCTATTGTCCCAGTGCATAGCCCAGACGGAATTCCAGTAGGACTAGTTGGCAGATCAATATCAGAAAAGAAATTTAAGAATAGCACAAACTTGCCAAAGAACAAAACATTATTTAACATACATCGTGCTAAAAAAATAGGTGACCATGTAATAATTGTAGAATCAAGTTTTGATGCTATTAGAATACATCAATCTGGATTTCCAAATGTGGTAGCCACACTAGGTGGACACATATCTACAGATAATATTAATTTATTAAATAGATATTTTAACAAAATTATTATCATGACAGACGCAGATCAAGCTGGCAGAGAATTAGGAATATCAATATCTAATAAATTAAAGAATAAAGACATCTTGTGGGCTTCTTATTCTTATGGTAAGATATATCCACATGATGCAAAAGATGCAGGAGATATGTCAGAAGAAGAAATAAAAATATGTATTAAAAATGCAGTTTCTGATATTGAATACAAATCTTGGAATTTATGATATAATAAAAAGACAGATAGATCTATACTATCAACTACAGAAAGAGGAAGCAAAATGGGTCTTGTAAAAGGACTAAAAGATTTAAATAAAGTAATGGATAAACCGCAATCATCTAGCGGAGACGGCAGTAAAGCTCGTTGGGTTAAATTAGATGACTCAGAAAGTGTTAAAATTAGATTTTTACAGGAATTAGATCCTGACTCTCCACATTATAATGAAAAAAATAGTTTAGGTTTTATTGCTGTTGAGCATACAAATCCTAAAGACTATAAGCGTAAAGCTTTATGTACAATTGATGACCAAGGAAAATGTTGGGGATGTGAGCAGCATCGTAAGGATTACAAGGCAGGATGGAAAGGCCGTTCCCGTCTTTATATCAATGTCCTTGTAGATGATGGCAAAGAAGAGCCATATGTTGCCATCTTGTCTCAGGGTAGTAGTGGAAAGACTATTACTCCTACATTAATTGAATATGCTGGCGAAATGGGTAGCATTTCAAATTTAATGTGGCGCATTAAGCGTACAGGCACAAAAACAGATACCAGTTATACAGCAATCCCTCTTGCCAAAGATGAAACACCATTTGATTCATCTGGATTGGAACTGTACGAATTGGAAAAGGTTGCAGTTCGTGACCTACCCTATACAGAGCAAGAAGCCTTCTTTAATGGTGAAGGCGGAGAAGAGCCATCAAACGCAACAGGTAGCGTAGAGTGGTAAATTAAATAAATAGGGGCTGGCTATTGTCAGCCCCTATATTATTTAGTAGAATGCTTTTATGACAAATTTTGCTCACCTACATGTCCATAGCTATTACAGCTTAATGGATGGATTAAATTCACCCAAAGCTCTAGCAGAAGCTGCAAAAAATAATGGACATACAGCAATTGCTATTACAGATCATGGAACATTATCTTCTCATAGAGAAATGCAATTAGCATGTAAAGAAATTGGAATTAAGCCAATATTAGGTGTAGAGGCATACATATCACCAACAGATAGGTTTGATAGATCATCTAAAACAGATAAAAGTATTCAGGCATATAACCATATTATCCTTTTAGCCAAAAATATGAAAGGTTTAGAAAATATAAATATTTTACAAGAAATTGCTTGGAACGAAGGATTTTATCATAAACCACGTATTGATAGAGAGGTATTAAAAGAATATGCGGAAGGTATTATTGTACTTAGTGGATGTCTTAATGGTCTTATTAGTAAATGCATTGAACGGCAGGAGTTCTCAGAAGCAAAACTTATACTCAAAGATTTTAAACAAACTTTTGGCGAAGATTTTTACATTGAGGTTCAATCTCACAACCCACAAGAAATAAATAATAAATTATTAGAGTTTGCAAAAGAACTAGACATCAAACCAGTTGCAACATCAGATTCTCATTTTGCTAAAAAAGAAGACAAGGTTTTAGTTGAAGCTATGTTAATTCTATCTACATCTCCAAAATCAGATAAAGAATCAGATTTTGAGATGTCTAGAAATATAAGTAATATGATGGATAGGTTTAATTATTTATACCCAAATAGGAAAATATCATTTCAAGAACAAAATCTCTGGATTCAGTCTAGAAAAGAAATAGAAGAAGATTTTAATAAAGTTGGGATAAATCGATCAGATATTTTTGATAATACAATAGAAATTGCTAATAAAATTGAAGAATACGATTTTAATAGTGGTCTAGACCTCCTCCCAGTACCCAAGACGGATGCAGATCAGAAACTGGCTGAGATGGCCTTTAAAGGCTTAGAAAGCCTACATCTGACCTCATCATGGCTAGGAAATGACATATATGAGCAAAGA